ACCATTCAGAGTAAGGCTCTCTACAAGATAGTCTATCGGTTAAATGATGAATAACATCACCTTCAAAAAATAATGCTACATGATTTAAAGTTGGATGCAAAATACTCATAAGTAATACATCTCCATCTTGTAATCTTTCCTCTGGTCTGAGTTCTCTAAAATTAGTTCGCCATGCACAGTCTTCAAACAAAGGTTTATTATTAAATTCCTCTAATGTTGCAGGTCTTTGCCAATCCCTAAGTTCAATATTTTTTTCTTCTTTGTACCAATCTCTTACTAAACTCCAACAATCTGTAATACCCCAAACCCATTGACGACCTAATAAAGGTGGCTTGTATCCGCATGGTTCTAAATATGCCCATTGCTCTGTCTTTGGATTAACAATATACCAAGGTAAATTACTATCTTCACAACTAATTTTATCTGCCTGACTAGGAGTAGGTGGAGTGATGGGGTGACTATGAACCACTCCAACTATTTCACCTGTATTATCTGCTTTTACATAATCCTCTGGATCAATAATAAAACATTGATGTTGTGTCATTGAAAGATTACGACAAGGAAAGTATCTTTCTTTACCTTTTACATTTAAAAGTAAACCACAAGATTCTTTTGGGTCTTCACGTTTAGCATGAAGTAGTGCTTTATATTTCCAAGTCATTGAACAAACGTACCAATAGAAGGAAAAATAGATCTAGTGCATTGACGTTTAGGAATTCTTACACCAGCAAGATCTGTTGGTGCAGCAAGTTCAAATTCAACAACTTCTCTAGTTTCTGTTGACTTACGATCTATCGAATACACCTCTTGAGGAAATTCTGCTGTAGGATCAGCAGTTGCATTTGTTCCGTCAGCAAAATTAACAGCATCAATAAATTTAGCTAATGTTCTAATTCTTGTAACAGTAGCTCCTGTTAAATCATTACCAGTAGTTGTTTCATTGACAGACAAAAGTATTGATGAAATTAATCCTGTGGCATTACTAATAGTTATTTTTGGTCTTGGCAACTGTCCTTTTTGAAAAGCAAAACCTGTTGCCTGTATAGGAAATCTAAGATAAGCATTACCATCCCAAACAATTTGACCATTTGCATTTAGGTTACTACCACCATGAAATCTATAAATTGTATTTGCACCATGTAATGCGGTAGATAATTGAAGAGTAAATAATTCAATAATCGCTGATGGATTAATAGATTGTAAATTACTAAATACTGCTGAATTTACTGACATTATGATGCAGGTTCAAATACTTCTCTAAAAGTTGCTTGAATTGTTGCTCTATTATTATATGGTATTGATTTTGACCATGCTTCGCAAACAAATTCAGAAGATGAACTTTCTCCAGGTGGGGTAAAAGTAAAGCTATCACTATCATTTGCTCTAGCATCTAAAAAAGTTTCTATCTCATCTGATTCTGTTTCTGAAACATTAAAAGTAAGTTGAAAAACTTTTGGATTTTGATGTTGAGCTAAACCAAATAAAATCCTATGTTCATAACCATCGGCAAAACGAACAGTACGAGTTAATGGTGCTGATCTTTTTTGTTGTCCATAAGTAGGTTTTATTGAGGGAAACGTAGCCATTATGCAAGTAATCCTCCTGGTCTTTGTTGCTGGATTATTTCAGATTGTACTGCAACTGAAATAAGACGACCAAGCTCTCTACCTTGATCTTCATCACCCTGCACATTAGAACCAGAAGCATCTACGTTTACAACTATATTTGTACTACCCATAGCATGATTTGGAATTATAGTACCTGCGTTATCAGGAACAAAAAGTTCTGGACCTCTTTCTCCTACTAATGAAGCTCTACCAACAGGAGGTCTACCTCCCTCGGCAAACTTTAACTTAGGTTGCATAGCTGTAGTACCCACACTATGTCTGCCTAAAATATTTGCACTTTTTCCAACTCCTTGCTGACGCATACCCAAAGGATTACTACTCATACCAAAGCTAAACAAACCCATGATTCCTGCCCTTATTTGTGCTGCTAATATCTGTGCTGCCATATCTAAAAACGCATCTGCTGTACGTTGGAATAAATTTCTCAACGCATCTTGAGCAGACATAGAACCTTTGACAATACCTTTAAAAGATTCTGCAAAAGAATCACCAATACTTTTACTTAAAGAATCAATCTGTCTTAAAGGATCAAGTAATTTTTTTAGTTCATCAACAGGAGCTTTTATAATTGCTTGTCTTTCAAGTTCTTCATTAAATTCTCTTTGTATTCTTAATCTTTCCAAAGCAATAATATTTTGTTTTCTTTGCTCTGCTAAAGCATCTTCACCTCGCTTTTCACCAGCTTCTTCCATAGTGAGAGAGCCACCTGTAGGAGAAAATAAGTTAAGAGCAGAAATTCCTTTACCTCTAAATGGATTGAGTTTACTTAATTGCCTTTGTAAGAAATTAAGTTTGATAGCTTCTTGTTTGATAATTTCATTATTTTTATTAATAATCCCTTCTAATAATTGATCTTCAGCAGCAGTAGCTCCCTTTGTTTTTAAAGTGTCTAAAGCTCTTTGAGCCTGATTTAAACTTAACTCTTTAGATAATCCAGGCAAAGCATTTATTAATGAAGCATTATCTTTTAATCCTGCAAAAATATCAAAGGTAGCTTCTGATCCAAATGTTCGAGTTAATGCAATTCTTGCTGATGCTTCAAATTGTTTGAATGCTTTTAATGCTTCGAGTGCTTCATCTTTTGTCATTCCAAGAGACTTAGCAAATTCAGCTACTTGTTTTGAAGAGAACAATGAAGTTCCACCTGTAGCTCGTATTGATACATTCAAGTCATCAACAGCTTTGTTAAAAGCTATGGCTTTTTCTATCTGAGCAGCAATAGCAGTAGCAAAGATAGAAGCAGCAAAACCACCTCCAGGTGCAAGTGCTCCTCCAGCACCACCAGCTACAGCACCAAATGCAGAACTTATACCACCAGCACCGAATAAGGCAGGAAAACCTCCACCAATCAATGCACTACCAATACCACCTTTTAATCGTTGCGATGCTCCACCTTGCATTGCAAAAGGACCACTAGGATTTGCTCTCGCACCAAAACCTAATCTGCTAAAAATACCAGCAGGAGGAGGTAAGGCAGGACCAATATTTCCACCACGCACACCAAAAGGTGCAGTAGTTGCAAATTGACTTGCAGACAGTTGAGCTAAAGTACCTCTCATTTTTTTAGTATCTGCCTGTATTTTCTTTACGTTTTTATTAAATTCTTTAAATCCACCACCCATTCCTGCACGATTTGATCCAGCAGCAGCTATTTCTCTAATTTCTCTTGATCTTGCTACATTTGCTTCAACTTTACCTTTAAACATAGAAGTAGCTTGACCTGGGCCTATTGGACCAGAAAACATAGTTCCAGGTCTTATACCTCTTTCTGCTAACTTCTGATTTTTCATTTCAAGAGTAACTTGCTGTAAAAGTTTTGCTCTTTTTTCTAATCCAAGATTTAATTCTTCATTTGCTTTTACAAGATTTCTAGCTGCTTGTGTAGCTTGTGGAGTATCTAAAGTAACTTTGTTAAAAGCTGCATTAGCTTTATTAACCATCATTGATAAGTTATTAAAACTTTCAGTTACAGGTTTAATATTTTTTGTTATTGAAGCAAAACTTTTTATTTTTTCATTTGCTTTATTTATTTTTTCATTAGTTTGATCTAAAGTTCTATTAAAGTTTGTTAACTGTCCTGCCTTTATCTTTACATCAATATTTATTCCGTAATTAGCCACTTGCTATAAAAATCAAATATTAAACCTATCTTACCTTCTTTTGCCTTTTAAAGCACTAACTCTTTGTGTCTCCTCTTGTCGTTTTTTATATTCTTCGTGTTCTATCTCAGCATAAGCAGCCCAAGCTATCATTTCTTCAATAGTCAAAGTTTCACATAACTCAGCTACAGTTTTATGTAACTGTTTAGCTAAAGCAAATATAAATCTCCAATCACCATTAGCTTTTCAAATCGGCTTTAGCCTGTTTAACCTCCCGATCAGCACCAGCACTAATCATTGCCAACTGAATTTCCTCAAGAACAGATGCCTCTATTTCTCTTCTTAATGAAGCCTTATCTCCATCTTGAAAAATACGTTTGCCATCTATATCCAATGCTTTTTCAATCATCATTTGTAAAGCATAATCACTTGTATCATCAGTAGTGCTTTTCTTTTGTATTGCTTCTCTTTCAGCAATGGTCAAAGGATGCCAATAAATTGTCAAAATAATTTCATCATCCTGTTTAATATCGTGCTTGTAAAGTTGTGAAACTCCAAACCTGTTTTTGAGTAGGTCTACTGCTCTTGTCATATCAAAA